GGGAAAATGAAAAGTTTCGGATTGAATATTGTGTTTATTGATGGGACAACTAAAATTCTTGTCTTAGTCTTTACATCTGAGATTCCTTCCAAGTCTACATAAGTTGAGAATCCGGCTGCTAACCTAGAAACCAACGTTTTCCTACTATATTGTTTCGGCATTTCCTGAGTGAAGTGCGACAGATGATAATCAGTTGTGTTTACATTGAGCAGGACTGATCTATCAATAAAATTCTTGGTCCATGCTTCAGGAAAGGAGATTTCAACATCATCACTATCCAATGACATATTTGTGTCAAAATGTTTCTCTAATCTGATTTGCTCTTCTACTGTCATAGCAAATTGTTCTTCAACTAGGAGCCGAGAGCCCATAGCAGGATATTTTCTTTCTGGCAGTTCAAGGAAAACATACTCCAGAAATTTTTCACGATCGAATGAATGTAGATACTTTGGTGCGGAAAGGGCTAAATCCTCAGCAGCCTTCTTATATGGCATTGTAAGCTTGATGAGGTTCAATGAATAATTGGTTAGTACTGGGTGACCGTTGTACTGATGGTATATTGAGAGTGCTTTGCAACGTAGCAGAGCATATAGTTTAGAGCGTCTAGTCTTGCAACTTAGACCATTGTGCCAGGGCGTGGTGGCTAAGGTTTTATAGGGATTCGTAAGAGGAATCTTGTCATCCAGATCAAAGATAATCCCACAGAAAGAGGCGGTTTCCAAGCTAGGCACACAAACAGCCTTAACAACCAACCCCAATTTTTCAAATTCCGTGGGAGGAGGCGGTTCGCCCTCCATGACGAATAATCCATCGTCTCCCTCCACTACTCCCTTAACTCCTACGCACCCCGCGCGCTTGCACATAAACTTCATAAACATTAAGTTAGAAAATCCATTTCCTAGAGATGTGTTCATCTCTCCAGACATTCTAGTGCCTAGCAGCCTTATAGTAAAATATTTATTGACTATTTTATTTTCACCATTAATGATATTTTTCATAGACTGAAAATCATCAAAGGTCGGCAATTTACACAACATTTTCTCATAGAGAACATCCTCACATATCTTCATCATTCTGGTTGTAAACTGAGCCTCAAAAGATGAGAAATCAGTTACATAATATTTGGCACCAGGACGATACAATCTATCATAGATATACTTGGGGCGTTCATTGACTGGA